CCGGAAACAGGAACGCCGGAAATCGGATTGCGCAGAATCCCGGTTCACGAATTGTACGCACAGCCAAAAGCCACACAGACTCTGCTCGACGACGCGAAAATCGATGTTGAGGCATGGCTGGCAGGCAAGATTGCGGACAAACTTTCTCGCACTGAAAACACCGCGTTCATTGTTGGCACTGGCACAGGTCAACCGCGCGGTATCTTAACTTATCCCGCAGGCACCACCAATCCGGGGCAAGTTCAGCAGGTCAATTCCGGCTCTGCCGCATTATTGACCTCCGATGGTTTGCGCTCCCTGTTTTACGCGTTGAAGGCCCCTTACGCAAACAATGCGTCCTGGCTCATGGGGCGCACGACGGTCGAGGCGGTCTCGAAATTGAAAGATTCGAACGGTCAATACCTCTGGCAACCGAGTCTCGTGGTAGGAGATCCGCAAACCCTGCTCGGTCGTCCCATCGACCGCATGGAAGACATGCCGGTCGTCGCGGCGAATTCTCTCTCGATCGCCTTTGGTGACTGGAAGCAAGCCTACACCGCAGTAGATCGAACAGGGGTGCGTGTCTTGCGTGATCCGTTCAGCGCGAAACCTTTTGTCCTGTTCTACACAACCAAACGAACGGGTGGCGACGTGCTCAACTTTGAAGCTTACGTCATTCAAAAAACCGCCGCCTAACAGGCTGTGCCTGTGGCAATAGGCAGGCGTGGCCGTGGCACTTTGCTTGTCATTGCGAGCGAAGCGCGGCAATCCATTTTAAATAATTAATTTTCAGGAGAAAAAAATGAAAGATATGAAATCAAATCTGGACGTGGTTGCAACCATCGACCCCGATGACTACACCGCCACGGAGAATGGCGCGAGCGCAGACTTGCGCGGATTCGATGGTGCGATGGTCATTGCCATGCCGGGTACCGCGGACACGGGCGATGCTAACGAAACCTACACACCAAAGGTTCAGGAGTCGGACGACGATTCAACCTGGACCGATGTCGCCGCAACGGATTTAAACGGCGCATTCGCCGCGTTGGTATCGGACACGCCTCAGCGCGTGGATTACGTCGGGAACAAGCGTTACATCCGCATGGTCCTGACCATCGCCGGGACGACTCCGACGATCCAGTTTTGCGGTTCCATTGTGCGCGGTTATCCGCATCAGGCACCGCTGAGCTAAGCAGGAAACGCCTGCGAATGTGAGTAACAGGGGCGGGTTCAGTCCCGCCCCATTATCTTTAAATTTGATTTTTCCTCGGAGAAAAAAATGAACATAAGAATGTTGAAAGATATGCAGGGTTCGAACGATGGACCCACCGTTCAGACTTTCAAAAAAGGCGAAGAGTACACCATCGGCAAAGGCATCAGTGAAGACTTGGCTCGTGTCTTTCTTGGTGAGAATTACGCCGAGGAAGTCGGTGAGAAAAAAGAAGATCGGATTCCACCCGAAAACAAAGATGCGGGCGCGACTCCTGAGAACAAGGACGAATCGGGTAACGACCCGGACGAAACAAACAAGGACGACGCGCCTTTATACCCTCACACCGATTTCAACGAGGAGGCTCTTGAAACGATGAGTATGGATCGACTCCGAAAAATTGGAAACGCACTTGGAGCAAAGGACAATAAAAAGGATGAGCTTATAGAGAAAATCCTGCTCAAGCAAAAGGAACGCCGGGACGCATGGGAAAAGGAGAACGTTTAAGCCATGCCCCTCGAATTGCGAACCGCCCCGGCAACGCCAGCCGTCTTGCTGGCAGACGCGAAAACCTATCTCGGTATCGACGACACGGTCAACGATGCGGAGATCACGTCCATGCTCAATGCGCTCACCGAGCGCGCGGAGCATTGGACAGGTCGGGCATTGGTGACGCAGACGCATGCGCTGTGGCTGGACGCTTTCCCATCGTCTGAGAAAAAAGGATCGCCGCGCGACGGACTCTTCCAGCTCCCCATCAATTATTTTGATGAGGCGGACAGGAACTTGAAAATTCCCCGACCGCCTTTGCAGTCGGTGACGTTTTTGAAAACCTACGACACGGCAAACGCGGCCACGGTTTTTGATGCATCGAATTATCAGGTCGATACGGTGTCCAGTCCGGCCCGAATCTGTCTGGTTGTCGCAACTTCATGGCCCACGGCCTTGCGTACGATGAACGCCATCGAGATTGAGTTTGTGTGCGGATACGGTGCGGAATCGGACGTGCCTGCGGCTTTAAAAGAAGGAATCAAAATCTGGCTCAAACTTTTGTTCGCTCAAAAAACAAAACTGTTTGAATCCGATGAATCAACGCAGGGTCTGGCTGAGCAAGTGGGCGGTGGTATACCGCCGCAAGTGGAAGCACTTTGGAAACCTTATCAATTGATCCGATTATGAGTTTTAAAATTGAAATAACGAATGTGAAAGAACTGGAAAAGTTCTATCCGCGCTTCACGATCGGTGCGAAGAAGGTCGCGCTGGAAGCGGCTGAGGACATGGTTTTGGAGGCGGACAAGCTGGCGAAGGACCACGCTCGCGATAAAAGCAGAAAACCAAATCTCGTGACCGGACGCTTCTTTAATTCCATCCACGCGGAGATCAGCCGCAGTCCCAGTAGCATCACGGGCAAGATCGCCTCGAATGTCAACTACGCACAGGCACTCGAAGAAGGGTCAGGCCCACATATTATTTTCCCACGCAATAAAAAAGCTTTGCGCTTTGTGATTGGTGGTGTCGCCATTTTTGCGAAGAAGGTGAACCATCCGGGAACACCTGCGTTTCGAGTGTTGGGTGGTGCTGCAGATCAGGTTGTTAAGGACGCGGACAAATTTGTAAAGGTGGCGTGGGATCGTGAATTTGGAGGTGGCTTTTTATGACCGATTACACGGTGCTTGCGAACGCGATCAAGGCGACGCTCACAGCCGATGAGCAGTTGGGCAATGTGGCAAATGTCAAAACCATCGAATCGCGCAAGCGCGGGTTTTCTGTCCAGAGCAACAGTGACGCTTTGTTTTTTGGTGATGCGGAATTGCCCGCGCTGGCCATTATCCCGAACGCAAGAGGCAAACAAACCAGTCTGAGTACAACTAATGAAGCGCGAGAAACGCACACCGCCCAAATCGTGGTGATATCTAGGGATAGGGATGCTCAGGCCGGACTCGACGCACAATCGACGATTGTCGAAAACGTGGAGCGCGTCATGGAAGCACAACGATCGTCCAGCGACAATCTTGGGATAGATGCTTTTGTTCGCTCGGTTTCGTCAACGGATGAACAATTTAAAAAGGGTGACCATTATTATTTCGCGACGACGGTAGAGGCTCAGATCGAACTCACCGCTACTTTTTAAAATCGGAGAATATAAAACATGACCACGAAACGCATCACGACAGGCTGGCGAGCGTTCAGTGCCGCAAAGGAGTCGGCCTACGGAACGCCGCAGACGGTTGACACATCCTTTAACTTTGAAGGTCCGCCTTCGGACATTGAACCCAATGAAGCACAGACCGATGCGAATGAAATCACGGGCTACCACGAGGCAACCAAACACGAAATATTGAACTGGCGTTTGGATGGATCGCACAAGCAACGTGCCATGCCACACAACATCGCGTTCTTTCTTGGCGCGGTTCTGGGTAGCGTTACGACCGATCAACCGGATGTCATCAATGATCCTGACGTTTATCGACACTGGTTTGAGCGCGATATTGCAGGGGTTGCTGTGCCTTCATTCACCCTGGTCGAATACGATGGTGTCGCGAAAAAACGCTTTGCCGGGGCTTTTATAAAATCGTTCAAACTCAGTGGCGATCAAAACGACTTCATCAAAATGGAAGCGGACTTTGGGGCAATGGGGAAGGAAGAATCGAGCGCGATATCCAAACCCGCAGTGGTTGCGGAATCGTACCTGCGTTATGGCGATGTAGAACTCACGCGCGGCGGTGCGCTTAGCGGAACGGTAGGAGCTGGAACGCTTGCGGTCGGCTCCAGTCCGACCTCATTCAAAACCGCTCTTAAAAAATTTGAATACGGCGTATCGTCCGATCCGCGTCCGATCTACGAGATGGGCGATAACAGCGGCTACGTCTCACGCGTGGAGCGTGGTGAGCGTTGGAACCACTCCTTGTCCGCAGTTTTGGAAATGGCAGACGACACGCATAAGACCGCTCTTATCAATGGGACAGAGTATGTCCTGAATATACCTATCGTGGGTGGCGTTATAGCGGGAGGTTCGGGGAATTTGAATTACACCGCTGAGTTGATCTTCCCGCGAGTCGTATACCGCGAAGCCAGAAAAGATTTGGACGGCGACGTTGTGGTTGTTAAAGCAGATTTTGAGGTGATGGAAGACACCACCTACGGCTCGGTGATTGTCAAAGTGCAGAACAAACAATCCGCCTACCTCGCTTAATCCGTTATTGCGAGCGTCAGCGCGGCAATCCATTTTGACTTTATTTTTTTAATCTTACAAAAAGGAAAAACATCATGCCAATTTTAGCAAACCCCGCATCACGTCGAGTCGTTATCCCCGTGGGAGATTCAAAGGTGATTTTGGTTTTAAGAAATTACACCACTAAAGAGTACACCCGCTACTTGTCCAGCCAAAGCAAGCCGAAAGGCAAGCTACCGCTTGACGATAATGAGGTTGATGAAAAATGGCAGGCCCGAATTGATTTCATCGACGAACTGTTGATCGGGATTGATGCGCGTGACGGAAAAGGTGAGCCAGACCACGTCGCTTATCTGAACAACGCAAACGATAAGGAAGAGCCTTTAACTGTGGAGGTTCCCGGCTGGAAGGAATATGTCAATGCGTCGTGGAAAATCGCCGCCGCTTTGCAAATCGAGGGTGGCTTGGCTGATGGGGAAGAAGTCTTAAAAAACTAACCGTCTACCTCCGTGACGATATCCCCGCAAAGGAGGCAGACTATGAAAACTTTTTGACGCGGGTGAAGGAGGAGTGTTCCGACCCGGACTGGGCAATCGCCCGGCATCCGGGCCGGGAGCTGTTGGAAAAATTCAACGAAGCATTTAAAAGCTGGTTGCAAAATTTGCAGATCATTTTTGAAATGCAGTGCGGCGGTTGCCCCATCGAAGCAAACGAGCTGTCCCCTTTGGATTGGCGGGCATTGAATATTTTGAAAGTCTTCAAACAAGCGAGAGAACATCATGGCAGTTAAAAACACAGTGGAAGCGCATATCATCGGTAAATTCGACGACAAGGCCAGCGGCGCTGCAAAATCGACATTCAATAAAATCGGTTCCGCCGCAAAGAAGATAGGCATCGCGGCTGGAATTGCGGGTGCGGGTATAACGGCGTTGACCGCAAAAGCGGTAGAAGCGGCAAACGCCCAGGAGGCCGCAGAAAAGAAACTGGAAACCGCTTTGCGGACGCGAGGCAAGTTGACTCAAGGTTTCTTTGACGAACTCAAAGCCTCGGCCTCGGCTTTTCAGGAGTTGACCGCTGTCGGTGATGAATCGATTCTGGAGGTTCAAGCCAACCTGATTTCTTTTGGTGCAGAAAAAGAAAACATTGGAGCTGTAACTCAGGCAGTACTGGATTTGTCAGCCGGGATGGGAGGCGACTTGAAGTCGGCTTCTTTGCTGATGGGGAAAGCACTCTCTGGCGAGTTCGGCACTTTGTCGCGCTATGGAATCATTGTGGATAAGAACGCGGAGGACTCAGAGAAAATGGCCTTGGCTCTTCAGCAGATCAATGACAAATTCGGCGGGCAGTCCGCCGCAAAGATGGAAACCTTCGGCGGTAAAATTCAGGCTATCAAAGGATACTTTAGTGACTTGCTTGAGAAGGTTGGATTTCTCATCACGAAAAATGAAGCGTTCAATGGTGTCGTCGATCAGATGATTTCAACGGTTAAGTCGTGGATCACTTCGATGGAGGAAAACCGCGCGGAGGCAACGGAAATGGTTGCTTTTGTAGGTGGAGCTTTGGTGACCGGATTCAAGGCCGGGGTAGATGTCATTAAGGTGATGGTCGATGTGATGCAAACATTGAGTGGCTGGTGGAGTTCTTCTTTGGAATCTGCCGCTAATTTCACGGTAACGATGGAACGACTCCCCGAAACGCTGGCATCATTACCTGATGCCTTGCTCGATCTGGGCGGACGCATCATTGACTCGTTCAAGGAAGGTATTTTTTCCAAGGCCGCACAAATAAAAGATTCGGTCAAGAGCACGATCCTTGGTTTGATCCCCAGCGTCCCCAGCTTGTCGTCTGTGGGCAATTCAGTTAGCAGTTTTCTCGGTTTTGGATCAGATGACAAGAAGGCTTCATCGCTGGATTCTGTGACGGCTAAATCCGTTAACAGCGCAGACCGTGTAGTAAAACCCGTTAACATTTCTTCTTTTAGCTCTAAGGCGAGTGGGATGCCATACGTTCCCTTCGACCGCTTTCCGGCATTGCTTCATCGTGGTGAGCAAGTAATTCCTGCGGGCTCTTCGGGGGGTGGGATGAATTTTGGCGATGTCAAAATTACGATCCAGGGCGAATCTAAAAACCCGAAGCAGTTGGCGCGCGAATTGTTCTTTGAGTTGCAACGACTCAATCAGAAGGTACCTGCATAATGTCTGTCGGTTTCTACTATCCCACAAAATCAGCCCCCACTGCCCAATGGGTACCGTCAGCTCAGCCCGTGTTCCCTTTGTCTGAGCCTGTTGACTATCCTTTACAATTGACCGGGCAAACGGCAGGGGGTGCGCTTTATGTGCAGGACAAAGGCACACAGCAAGCGACGTTCCGCCTGGAGTACAAGGGTGTCACGGAAACAGATCGTGACAATGCACTCACCTTTTTTACTGCCGTTAAAAAATCATTTTACAATTTTGAATATGAGGATCGTGACGGTGTGCTGACAAGTGTGCGCTGGATGAATGGGTTTAGTTTTGAGCTTGTCATGAATCAACGTTACGACGCAGTGATTGAATTGCGTAAGGAGGTTTAAATGATCGACTGGAAAACAGTAAAGCACGCAGATTTTAATTGCTCTTTTGAGGCTGAAGACATCACCGAGTCGGGAACGCATATCCAGATTCCGGTTCGCATTTACCATCGTGAATCGGGCGAGACCGCTTTCACAAAATCGATTCCGCTCCGCGCTGACTTTTATCGGGATTTGAAAAAGCAACCGGATTATTTGAACGCCTTGGTCAAGATTGTCAACCGCCGATGCAGGGACGCTTTGGTGCTAAAGATCGCGCAAGGCTCGGTAGATATCGCTGACAAGGTGAACTTGATAGGCATGGACGATCAACCGATCGGATAGGTATTACCAATGCGAAGCGACCTGACAACCAAAACCACGACGGCCACGGCGAAGCAAGCCAATGAGCCTGTCACGCTTTTAAAACTGGAGTGGACCGCGCAACCTCTCGGCGCGCCTGCTTTAACGCTCCGGCTTTGTGATCGCCCCGGCATTACGATAGACGGCACTCCGTGGTTCCCTTTGATCGATTCCACCTCCGATCTGGATCGTTTCGTTTCGGCTTCGCAATCCATCCATGACTTAGAGACCGAGATTGATCTGTCGGTCGTGAATGCATCAACGGATTTGTTCAGTCCGGCAAAGCCGTTCTCGCACATCTTCCGATCTTACCGCCCCGAAGCCTGCACGGCTACGATCTACCAGTGGTTTGAAGGCGAGTCAATGGTTGAATCGGATTTAACCCCGATCTTTGTGGGTAATCTATCCGATCCCATCCAATTTACAGAATCGACCTGCTCTGTAAATATTGTTGATGTGGCCACCAAATATGGCGAGCAAAAGCTAGGCTCTTTAATCAATCTCACGGATTATCCGCTCGCTCCCGAATCTTCAATCGGCAAGATGAAACCGATTGTGATCGGTACGGTTCCCAATGCCCCGGCGATCCCGCTTCGCAAGGCTCAGGAAACGCGGGTGAAGGCGGTGGTTTTGAGTGGCGGGTCTCTGGTCAATGTTCTGGACACGACGGGATTCCCTGCATCTGGGACGATCATCATCAATGATGATGAGATCGCCTACACCAGCAAGAACGCGACGCAGTTTTTGGGATGCACAGGCATCAACGAATTTCATTACGCCGATGATGTGGTGCTGGAGAAAGTGACGGGGCATCGTTATTTATTGAGCGATCCGGCTTACCCAATCGAAAGCATCGGCGCGGTCAAGGCGGGCGGACACTTGGTGGACGCTGGTGATTATTCCGTCGATCTGGCCAATGGCGAAGTCGTCTTTCCAGACAAACCAAAGAAAACAGATTCCATCGACACCAAGTTTTTGCAGGCTCAAATGGATGTGATTGCCTCGGGTAACAATGCGACCGATCCCGGGAATGCCTACATCCCGAACAGCCCGGCAACTTATGCGAAACTCAGTCAAAGCGCGACACCGCTCGCTCTCAAGCAAACGGATGATTTGCCCAACATCGGCGAGATCGCAAGTGTGTTGGTGCGGGTCGAACATTTCATGGAGGAAAAGTTGTCGAGCGATACCTTGACCGTCGAGGTTCCCGGCATCGGATCGTTGGGGACGCTCCCGCCTCCTGCGGTGGACGATCTCGCTGTGGTGACGGGTGATGTGGATATCACCCATGACACCTTGATCGGGACACTTGATTTCCCGATCACCGATCCGCAACACGAGCACGCGCTCCCACAGAAAACCACTTTCACGCAATTTGCTGTCGGTGGAGTGGATGCGGAGAATTCCTTTTCCTTAACCGCTGGGAATGCGCACGCAATCACGTTCCCGTCTTTGCCAGCGGGGATAATTGACACAGGAGAATACAGTTTTAATATTTCTGGGCCGACAGGCTGGTCGACAACCAATTCCAGTATTAATGGTTGGATTGGCACTTCCCCCAGCGCGTCAACGCACCAATACTTCACCAACCCATTGAGTGGCTCAAGTACCTATACCTTGTATGGCACGATGAATTCCTTCACGGGGACGACGGTTTATCTGCACACCGACGCGACGACAAGTGCTTCGGGTATTACGGTGCGCTCGGCGGTGAGGATCATTACCATGACCCCGGTCGAAGATGTGGCCACGCAATCGACAGGGGTGTCCACAAACAACACGGGATCGCTGGCGCAGACCACAGGAAACCCGGCTCTCAATACAACCAGTGAAAAAGCGACTAAAACAGTGGTCAAGCATTTCGATATCACGAGCTATGTCACGGGTTGGGGCTGGTTCAAGGATAAAGAAATCCACGTCAAGTACAACGGCACGTCGGACGGGCGCACGGCCTTCATCATTCACACGGCTTTTGAAATCGAATACGCGCGTCGTCGCGTGAGCTTCACCGATGAAATCAGTGCCGATGTTTCGGGCGTGATCGACGATGCGAGCGGAAGCGTGACAGGAACGCCGTCGGCTTTGATCGAACGTCCCGATCATATTTACAAATGGTCTGTGTTGATGGGACTTCTAAAAACAGTGTCCGAAATTGACAGCGCGTCGTTTGCCAGTGCGGGCTCGTTTTACACGACGCAGGCGGGCGGTTATGCCTTGGCGGGGATTGTGCAAAGTCAAACCGCGTGGCGGGATTTGTGGCGCGAGTGGGGCCGCTCGTGTCGGTCTTCGTTCTATTGGGATTTGGGCAAGGCAAAGATTCTGATTCGGCCGCTCAATCGGGTGGAACCGGACACGGCTTTCGATCAGGCGGTTGATCCCGACGATCTGCGTCTGGACGGCGACTCGCGTTTGATCTTTAAAACCGAGCGCGGTGCGTCGCGCAACATCGTCAACGCCATCGATCTCAAATATCAGAAAGATTGGAGCGGTGGAGAGACCGAACCTTACTCTGCGATTGAATCGGTATCCGATGCGGATTCTATAACGCGCTATGACAGGCGCGAGGATGCCAGTCGATTCCAGTTCGACTGGGTGCGACTGCAAGCAATAGCCGCCGATCTTGCGGAATTTTATCTCGAAGAATATGCCGAGCCGCTGGATGTTTACGACTTCGAATTGTTCCTGCCTTATATGGCATTGGAGCGCGGCGACATCATCCGCTTGAATCCGCCATCGCACGATCTGGACAATGTGCTTTGCGTGGTGCTAGGTGCGGGTCGGGTTTTTGGATCGGGTAAGGAAGGTCGCATGGATTCGATTTCCATCACCGCCAGGGTCATGCGTGGGACGTATGTGAGTGCGGGTGGATTTGGTTTGAGTGCTTTTGGTACCAGTGGTTTTGGTGGCGTTGAAAAAATATAATGTTATGAGGCAAAAATAAAATGGCAGACACATTCACAACTAATTTTAATATCACCAAGCCTGAGGCGGGCAAGATCAACTGGGACACAGACTACGCCGCACTCTGCGACTTGATTGATTCTCGTCTTGCGATGCACGTGCGCAATCTGATCATAAACGGAGGCTTTGATATCTGGCAACGCGGGACCAGCTTTGCGGCAATAGCCGCCGGATTGTACACGGCAGATCGTTTTGAATTTTACCGATCCGGATTCGCCTTGGGTGCGAGCTTTTCACGCCAGTCAAGCAGTGGAATCGTCAGCAGTGAATACGTGGGCCGATTGCAACGCGACAGCGGAGACACCGCGACCGATGCGCTTTTTTTATCGAGCGCGCTAGAGTCGAGAGACAGTGTTCTCTACGCGGGAGAGAATATGGTTTTGTCTGTAAAACTGCGCAAGGGAGCAAACTATTCCGGCGGTGACGTTTCCTTCAAGATCGTCAACGGGACCGGAGTGGATGAGGGACTGGGAGGCACAAATTTCACGGGCCATAATGAATTGGCGGCGGGGCTGGCAACGCTCAGCACGTCCTTTCAGACTTTTCAGGTCACAGGAGCCGTGCCCTCCAATTCAACCCAGCTGGGAATTGTCATCTCTTACACCCCAACCGGGACAGCAGGGGCTGACGATTGGATTGAAATCGCGGAAGTGCAATTGGAAGAAGGAAGCGTGGCGACGAATTTTGAAAGAAGGCTTCTGGGTTTAGAGCAATCGTTGTGTCGGCGGTATTTTGTCAGGCGACGAGCCGAAGCGGGATATACAGATTTTGCGATCGGTCATTGCCACAGTACAACGACAATGCGCGTTGTTATATTTTTTGGCGCGGAATTGCGCACGCTCCCTACCTTTTCGACCTCTGGCAATTTGCGTGTCGTTGCGGCGGCGGGGTCCATTCCCGTCACTTCGATATCTCAAAACAGCCTGGAGTTTGCAAAATCAAATGTCCTCGTCACCGCCAATGTAGCGAGTGGATTGATAGCCGGGCAGGGAGCTGAATTTGGCGCGAATAACGACGCTAATGCTTATCTCGACTTCGATGCAGAACTTTAAAAAAGGGAATACAAAATGGCACAGTACAAACAGGTCGCAAACAGTGCAGTGGTTATAAACACGGCAACAGGCGAGATCATTCCCGACGATCCGGCGAATCGCCATCGAATCGAATTCGATCAGTGGGTCGCCGAAGGCTACAATCCAGACCCGGCCGACCCCATCGTCATCACGACGGATATGGTCAAGGCCGAAGCAAGGCGACGCATCCTGCTGGTCTTTCCAGAATGGAAGCAGTCGAACATGACTGCGCGAATGGTCGAACTGAATAAGATACGCGCCGATGCCGGTAGCTGGACGGCTGGAGAACAGATCGAGGTTGACGCAATCCAGAGTGCTTGGGATTGGGTCAAGTCGGTGCGCTCCGCATCCGATGCGCTGGAGCTGACCCTGCCAGCAGATTATGCGCTCAACAATGACCATTGGCCAGCTTTACCCACTCCCCCCACTTGATATTTTTGAGAGGATAAATAAATGAATTTCCAAATGCCAAAAATGGAAGCAGTTCCCATAAAGACAAAAGGCGAGCCGTGGTGGAAGGCAGT